CTCTACGATAGCTTCACAAGTAAGTGAAGTCTACCCCTACCAAGTGAGGTGTGTTATGCCTCAGCTGGTACCCATCGTGGCCTCGTCAAGGCCACACCCTTCACGGCTACGCCAGACATCCAGAAAATGTTCTCTGGTGCTGGTGCCTCCACAAAATATTGGAGGAGCCGCGAGGGTCCTCGGTCTGGCCCCTTGGTAGAGCGCCAAATGACGCTCCTAGCCAAGTACTCGATACGCTGGTATGATTTATTCCATCTACTACGTAGGTGAGAATAGTCAAAACCCATCGTATCGGGCCACCCGAAAACGCCCGATCCACTCTTCACAAGAGGAAGGTCGGTAAGACCCGCTCCTGTAGTCGCCCGCTGTATAAACGCGGCAGTGGCCATCAGCTTCTTGTTAAAGAAGTTATGCGCCATTGCAACGTTTGACACGAGTGAATTAGGCGCGGACCGTCTCGGTACCATCAGCGCATACGATGGAGTCACGTCGACTCCCTTATATGCCTCTACACCACACGACTCACGGAAACAGCTAGTTCCCGTGTATGTCTTCGATGTATTGACCTTGAAACCAAGGTGCTGTAATAGGTACAGGGTACATTCCGTATATCTGGATTCGACTATAATGTCGTCTCCAAATACTCGGGTCCTTTCAGCGTAGGCTCTACACGACCTAATCGTTGGCCGCTTACTGTCGACCCAATGGGCGGCAGCAATGGCAACGGCTAGGAAGCATAGAGATTGCACTGGGAAGGTAACAGCCGACCCCATCGTAGAGAACTTCCTCAGATAGTAAAACTCTGGGGATTTCTTATCGACGAGGTTACGGATGATGAAGGTCCGGGAAGCGTGAAGCGCTTTTAGAAGAGAAGGATTTCTCCTAAAGAGGCGTTCTACAACCCAGCAACTCATCCGATCGGAAGCCGCACTTAGGTCAATAGTTGACATAGATGCGTCTCTCGAGGCGATTAGAGCAGCAACTTGGTTGGGGGTCTGATCATGAAAATTGATCGCCTTTCCAATCCAAGTACGCTTAGCCTTGTCGTGCAAAAAGTTTCGCACGATTTGCTGACACCATTGATTGGCAGTTGGTTCTGCGGCGATTAGCCGCGGGCCCTTCTGCGTCTTAGGTACAGCAATCAACTTGGAGTACATCTCGATACCTTCAAACCTCTGAACAGAGGTCTGAGAAGTAAAGGGATATGCTCGAAAGGCACCGTTGAGTGAAGACTCTTCGATGTCTTGATCAAGTTGACTTTGGCCGGCATATTCCGCCCACAAGCCATAATTTGCAAAAGCAAACCTGGCTTGCTGGAATACGCCCTCTAATCTCTCAGACCAAGTTGGAAACTCATACTTTGAGGCCAACCTGTGTAAGTCTGAGACTACTCCCGGACCATGTCTTGCGAGCACAACGCCTGGTTCAAACTCACCGAGAGAAGTCGACAGTATGTCGGCGACTCGCTGGAGAGTAAGTACCAGACTATCGTGCCCAGCAGCATCCACACCATAAATCTGCATAGAGAAATCCTCCTCCCCGATCGCAAGACCGGGAAAGAAGTCTTCTTGCAGAGTCTTCCTGAAAGGGTTATTCCCAACGAAACTAATATCGTCAGGATTCCAATCGGGTAGGTATGGTTCACTCCACTGAAAGGTGGGGTGGCGGAGCTGCTGATCGACTCGGTAGAACTCCCGTACCTCTTTAAAGGTATAGGTTTTCTCACAGGTTGCTTTCCACTTCTTCGCCAACAAATAAAGTTGTCGGAGGTAGCGGATCGCGTCTGTGTCCGGGTCGTCCACAAGATTACCACTATCGTCGAAAACGCGCATCACCAACGCCCCGAAAAGTCGGGGTATAGGTGAGCCTTTCTTTCGTCTACTGGTTAAGTATGACGAAGTAAAGGTAAGGCGTCCATCGGCTAAGGAACGATCTAGTTCCTTGCCGACAGCTGGAAGATCGAGGGTAAGGACCCTTAATCCTCTAGTTGCGACGAGGGAGTTAAGGCGCTTGTTATCACGCTCCAACTCCTTTCGTAGTCGTGGGAAGGTACCACGGCAGTCTTCCAAGACTGCCTTGTACAGTCCTAGTAAGTACTGGTTACTGTGGCTATTGGACATAGCCTGACTCCTTTGAGTTAGGGTTTGCTCCACAGTCGCAGCCGATCTACCGAATCGGCCGCAACACATTTATTGCGACCGATCCGCAACCAATGCCAAAAGATTGGCATGACAACTAGATTAGGGTGGTTTACCCTAGAGGAATCGTCAGATGGTAAGTCTGACTAGCTTTCCCAAGCGAGAAGCTTGGTAATGAAAGCTTCCGTCAACCAATACGGAAGCGATTCCATCAGATCGTTGCAAGCGGTAAGATCATCGCCTTTCTCATTTCTGAGAACGACGTAGATCTGCCGCGTACGACCGAGGGGCACCAAAGTCGTGGGGTACACATACTGTGTAATCTCCACGTTATGGCGATCAACGGCGTTTGCACCGCTCTTCACGGTCTCTTCCGAATGTCGAATTTTCATTCGATACTCAGAGAGTCCGCCGGCGTCTTGTAGAAAATACTCGGCGCCGTAGTTGTCTTGGTTGATTTTGACCAAGGCTTTGGCGGTTCCACCGGAACCGTCAAGGGTAATGGTCTGTGGATCGGCAAACATCAGTCTTACTCCAGGTTTAAGACGACCATCGTCTAGAATTTTCTCAGACGATTGATCGCCAGAGAACCTAGTATGGACGACTTTCCGAGTCCGAAATCATTATCGGATCGGAAGAAGGAGACAGGAAGAGAGCCGGACGGAACAACTGTTCGTTGTTTCGTCTCCCGGCCCCAAGTACGGCCGTTCACATCAATCCAATCGGATTTAGAGGTGATACGGAGAGAGAACTGCGTGCGCGTGTGATCCATGATACACACGGGTCCTGGTATAACGGGAAAGTTGTTCTTGTTAGCCTGAAACCAAAGGCCAACGGTACTAAACCAACCCACTAACCAGGACCAAGGCAGCTTACGCCAAATGCTATCTGGCGAAGCGTCAAGCCCATACAAAATTCGTATGAGCCTGCCACGCATCTCTTCCTCGGAAAGTTCGAGCAGTGACCACCCGTGAGGGTACCACCGCACGACACCCCAGCGTTGAAGGGTACTGGTAAATCTGTGCTCGCCAATCAAACTAAAATAGTTAGATTGGTAGGCTTTTGATCCACCAGTACCTGAGACGCCGTAGTTTCCGAGACCGACCTTGCGACGAAGACCGCCTTTCTGAAATAATGAGTTAAATTCCCGGAGACGTTGTTCAAACGTCTTCTGGAATTCCATTAGCTTCAAAAGGTCCTCAATTAGCGGACCGTAACCGAATTCCCACCAAAGGTGGGAGCCGGTTGCAGCCCTAATTGAGTCGCCTGTCAGTTTTAGTTTAACTGGCAAGCCGGTCAAACTTTCCACCAAGTCCTGGCCGATGTCGGCGCCCGATCCTCGATTCGGATTAGTGAATGCGAGGACCTTAAGGGCGTCGTCACCAGCCGGTGGCAAAGTGGGGAAAGTTGGATGAGTTATTGGGGAGTCCGCAACATAATCTGGGACCCAGCTCTTGATAACCGTTCGGTTATCAGGTTCTGGGATACCTGGATTAGAATCGCCCGAGCAGATAATGCCCGTGCGGTTATAGTGGTCAATCTGCCCCGGGATATTTGCCGTATAAGGATACGGACAAGTATCATCGATGCAAGTACTAACCTCCTGAACAATTTCAGTATGGTTAGTGATGACCGACCCAGCTACCTTACGGTAGACGGATTGGTCATGCTGATTGTCCACTCTGTTACGAGTCCTACTCATCCACGTCATTCCTGTCATTGTGAGGACACGGAACGTGCCGGCATCAGCGCCGAGTGAGGGTCGATGACCC